GCAAGCCACGCATTCCTTGGCTGATATGTGGTTCAATTCATTGCAGGCTTCGCAGACTTTGACCGGTGCCTCGCCCTTGCCTTTGCCTGACGCCTTCTTTGGATTGACCGCCGTGATGGGGCCATGCGTTTGCACCACTCCGGCAAAGTCCAAAACAAGGCAGTGGTCAATGTGGCTCTTGGGCCGCATTCCGCGACCTGCCATCTGCACATACAGCCCGGTAGATAGCGTTGGCCGCAGCATGGCAATCAGATCGAGGTCTGGGTGATCGAACCCGGTCGTCAATACATTGGCGTTCGTCAGCGCCTTAATTTCGCCAGATTTAAAACCGGCGATAATTCGCTCACGTTCTGCCTTCGGCGTCGTCCCAACTATGCAAGCCGAGACAATGCCCCGAGCCGCGAGAATTTCTGCCACGTTGTGCGCGTGTTTAACGCCAGCGCAGAAAAACAACCAAGACCGGCGGTCACCAGCCAAGCGGATCACCTCGTCAACAGTCGCCGCATTATTTTTGTCTGTGTCAACGGCGGCTTGCAGTTCGCTCTCGATATATTCACCGCCGCGCTTGTGGACGCCTTCAACCGAAAGCTGATGCGCAGTCAGCTTCGACCGAAGCGGTGCAAGAAATCCTTTGTGGATCAGTTCTTCGATGCTAACCGGCGCAATAATATCCGCAAATAGCGCCGGTTCGTCGGTGATATATCCATGACCCAGGCGGTACGGCGTAGCTGTCAGTCCGATCACCCGCAGCACCGGATTGATGTGCATTAGATCAGATATCAGCTTTCGGTATCCGCCCTCCTGTTTGTGGCTGACCAGGTGACATTCATCAATCAGCACCAGATCAACGTGACCAATCTGATTGGCTTTGTTTCGTACCGATTGAATACCGGCAAACGTAATCGGTTCGCCAATATCTCGCCGCCTCATGCCCGCCGAATAAATGCCCAACGGCGCATCGGGCCAGTGGCCCAACATCTTCTCGGCGTTTTGTTCAATCAACTCTTTAACGTGCGTCAGCATCAGGATGCGCGTCTCAGGCCATGTCTGAATCGCCTCCTTGCAGAGCGCCGCCACAATATGTGACTTGCCCGATCCGGTCGGCAGTTCAATGCACGGGTGGCCCTTGCGGCCATCCGAGAACCATTTGTATAGCTGGTCGATTGTTCGCTGCTGGTACTCACGGAGCTTCAAAACGGCACCCCCACAACTTTCGCACCCGGAAATGTCTCGCGCACTTCCCCAACAAGTTTATCCGCGCACGCCTCGCCGCCGACAATCAACTCTTTGCTGCTGTAGACGTATGCATCACCCTCACCGTTGCGAACGTCTTTGCCGTCGATCTCGTATACCGCTTCGTGTGGGTCGTTGCTGTCTTTTTGAGGCCACGGCACCATATCGGGATGCAGGACATGGCTCTCGCAGCCTGTCGCTTGAAACTCCAAGGGGATTTGATTTCCTTCACCTCTAGCCCAACGGGCGCATGACCATGTGCTGTCCTTCTCCGGCGTGGCGTGGGCGCAAGTCCGGCAATTAACTTGCTGAGTTAATCGGCGCTCATGGCAAAAGCTGTGCGCCGGACACCATTTACATTGATACCAACTTGGATCAGACGAAAGAGGGTCAGGCATACGTTCTGCCAGCGCAACTCGGTGGCCTCGATCTCGCAGAGCCTCCGCCGCTTCCTTGTCAAATTTCACGCGCTCCGTATACAGACGGTCGTCGTCTTTGCAGACGGCCAGGTAAAGCGCACGCTTGATTCCAGTGGCAAGCATGTATAGCTGCATCTGCGCCCAGTGCATGGGCTTGCTGGCCTTCACCTCTTTCTTCACGAGGTCGTCAAATGATTTTTTAGCGTGAGTTTTAAACTCCGCAACGTGTCGCGTTTTCTCCGCGCCTGGAACGCCGCCCTCGATGGTGCCGTCAGTCGAACCGCCGACATGCGACCCAAGGTCAACGTGTTCTTGATGGCTTGAGAAATTGACGCCAATGGCCTCCAAGTCAGAGATGATGATGTTTTCCTCATTGTTACCGCGCCGAAACAATCGCAGAATGCGGCCTTGGAATTTCTCCTTCACCGCCCAGCGGAAAGACAGCCACAGCCAGCGTTCGCAGGGGTGGCCCAGCAGGGAGCAACCAAGGTGGCCGCGCAGTTCGTCAGGCTGGCTTGCGTGGTGTTCGTCAATCAGATTGGTGATGGTGTGGATTGGTTCTGGTATCTTTGCCATAGCGAAATGGCCGGAGGTTATTAGCCCCCGGCCCTCCTTCATTTTGCCCAAGGCGCTGTGGCGGAAGTTGCCGGTGCTGGTGCGGCAGCAGGTGCAGGTGCGGACACTGGCGGCGTCGAGCCCTCAATGGCCTTAAATGCTTGAACCTCATTTTGCAGCCCATATTCAGGACTGTCTTTAATGGTTAGTTTGATAGAGAGATTCGCGCCCACGAGCTGGTCGGTGTCGCTAACCTGCTGAAGGCCGACGGCAAGCATAATTCTCCCCAACTGCTTCCGACCAAATTCTTCGGCCTTCGGACTCGGATTGGTCATATTCAGGTTTGTGTAGACCACCCGCCCCTGATGCTGCGGCCCAGTGATGTCGAACCGGACAAAAATATATTTTCCCGTTCCTTTCTTCGTATCGCGCATACCTCCGTCTGTGATGGTTGCGGTGTACCATCCCGCCGGGAGAGGCTCAAACTCACGCTTCTCTTCTTCTGGAATGTCGTTGATATCGAATGTTTCGCCAAGAAGACCCATGATCTTTACTCCTGAGTGATTTGAAATGATGCCCGACCGGGCTTTGTCGTAATCCCGCCCAGTAACGGGTCGGTGATTGATTTGTCTGCGTTTTTCCATGCCGTCATATTCAGTTCCGGCTTCCAGCGAAACAGGCTGGAAAGATGTTCTGTCGATCCCTCCTCTGCTGCGATGTCTTGTATGCGGTCAGCATCAACCTTGCGGCTCATGCGTCCCGTGATTTTGATTTTGTAACTGCCGTCCGTTTCGACGTTCTCCGTTCCCTCCATGTTTTCGGCTATTCCGGCCAGTGAAAGAAGTTTGTCTTCAATCTCTCTGCGGCGTTCCGTTGCAGCTTGTTCAGCGGATTTTGCGTCAAGCCAATTTTGCGCTAGGTCGTCAATCATTTTGCACCTCCTGCTTTTGCAATGATTTCGCTAAGGTCAGGTGATTCCCAAGCCTCCACGTTCTTGACCCGGCTCTTGGCTTGCCACAGGCCATCCGTCGCGCACATCAAACCGCGCTGTGTCGCGCCATCCGCGTCTTTCTCCACTCTAAGAGCCGCCACAATGTCGAACTGATATGGCAAAGCCTGACCAGTTTTGTTGCCCGGCATGGAGGGGCTGTAGAGCATCCGCCCAAGCTCATCCTGCGATTTCTCCAGCTTCGCGGTCATAAACACATGCCTTGGCAGATCGCGGAATAACCGGATAGCTTCCGCCATCACGGTTTGCATCTCGCCGTAGGCCGCGCGGGGGTCTTTGTTTACCTTCTTTTCGTGGCCCAAGCAGACCTCTGCGATCTCGCTGATGCTGTCGATTGCCACGCTTTCAAACTGCTTGGCCTCCTCGCTTCCGGTCAGCCAAGCGTAAGCCTCGCGCAGCGTTTCCATGCTTTTGATCTCAACGAACGGAATGTTGTGATCCGAAATTGAAAGCAGACCACCCTCCGCCGATAAGATCACCGGGCTTGGTAACGTCGGAATCAGGTATGTCTTGCCTGTCCCCGCCGCGCCGTAGACCAGCATCTTGATGCCAGCGCTTGAAACACTGTTGGTCGATTGTAGATTGATTGCCATTTTCTTTTCTCCCTTACAAATAGTTGAAATGAATTTTAATATTCATCCCGCTACCTCACGATATTTGGTAACGGCATCGGTTAGTGGCATGTCGTTCAGAATTACGGCATCAGGATCACGCTTCGCCAACACAGCGCGAGTCTGAGGATTGTCGGAATTGTAGTGATAGATTTGTCCATCCGCCTTGACGAAGGCCAGTTTTTTGAGAAGCTTTTTAACGTCTTTCGTGTAAAGCGCTTCCGTGACCATGTCTTCCACGAAAATGTCCGCGCTGATATACATTTTCCCATCGTCCTCAAACGGGCTGTCTATTTGCGGTAAATCTAGGACATGCGCTTCAAGCCGCGCCTGTTCAGGGGTTCCCTTGAAGGTATTGATGGTATCATCGTAATTGCGATTGCGGCATTCGACGCGCGCAATATCAGGGGTCTGATCATCCCAATGGAATTGAAGGCCACCACCCCAGCCGTCTTCAACAACCAGCGCAACACGTTTGCCGTCGCGATAAAGTTTGCATTCCCACCCGTGACCGTCATGGCCGTGGAATGTCTTGACTGCTTTGACTTGATACATCTTTGTCTCCTTTTTAATCGCGGTCGGAGTATCCGGTTGCGATTTCCTATTTACATAATACCAGATTGGGGGTAAGTGTAAACAACTATTTTCAACGAAAGGACAAAAAAATGACCACCGAACAAGCAATCGCATTCTTTGGCGACCGGAAGAAGATGGCCGAGGCGCTCGACATCGGG